ATAAGCAGTATGCGATACCAGGAGTTACCACGGAGGGACGGCGTTACGAGGCGGAATTTACCCGTGCGTCTGGATCACCAGAGACCTCGGATTTTAACTCGCTCCTGACTGCTTTTGTTGATTTCTGTGCGTGGAGGAACACGCTTATTGATGGTCGAGCCTACACAGCGGATGAGGCTTGGGAACATCTCGGGATCTATGGAGGTGATGATAGCTTGGCTAGACATGTTGACCCTGAGCAATTGGTCAAAAGTGCAAAGATGATTGGCCAAGACTATGAGGTGCAAGTTGTGCGACGTGGGGACCTAGGTGTCGAATTCCTGAATAGGAAGTTTGGCCCTGACGTCTGGTATGGAGATGACTCCTCCATGGCCAACCCATCCAGATTGCTTGGTAAGCTATGGGTGGGACCAGCCGGCTTGACGAAGTCGCTTGAGAGATTTGCTGAGCGCTGTGCGGGATATTACCGCATGGATAAGAACTCTCCAGTGATTGGCTCAATTGTCAAACTGGCACATGAACTCCTGGGAGACCGAGTTGATGGGGAACTGATGCCGTGGCATGGCAAGTTCTCAGCTGACAGCAACTGGCCTAATGAGGACTCTGGTTGGATGATGGACGTTTTTATGGGAGCTATTCCTGATTTTGATTGGGATAGGTTCTATGATTGGATTTCCGTTGTGTCTCTGACTAGAGACCCTGGATTGTTGTTGAAAGCACCCCTGTGTACCGCTGCCCCTGAGAAACCAGTGGAATCCCCAATCGTAGCTGTCGTAGGCGATGAGTTGGTGATTCCCAAGGAGAAAGGGGAAATGTCGGAGCAGGATGAGACCCGTGTCGAAGCTGGCCTTGATTTGGACCTTATTGAGGGGCTCATGCCAGTTATCGACAAGAATAACAGGAGATTACCTACCGAATTCTGCGCTAAGTGCAAGACGCAGTTTCAGAAGGCTGAGGGATGCTCTTGTATCTTAAAAGCGCCTGTGCACCGTGTTAAAGGCAGCCTTGATCCTAGAGATTGGGCTGAGCCGAGGAAATTTGATAAAGAATCTCAGGAACACTTTGACACGCGCCTTAAGGACTGGAGAGCTAAGCGCGCCAAGGTTGCGAAAGCCCTTGGAGTGACTCTCCATTGATGATGCCCTTGAGGACGGCTTTGTGTCTTGAGCCTTAAATCAAGCCACCCTACGGCGATCCCAACGCTAATAATATTGGGGGCTATCCAGTGCCATAACTGAGCCTCCCACCCTGCTGTGAGCACGAGGGGAGAGGGTCTTGTTGTTTCAGGGTCGCGCCCAGGCTCGAATTTATCGAGGTTATTGTGATGAACAACAACAACAACAACAAGAACAAG